CATATTTATTATACCAAACTAAACCTAGCTACTTCCACAACTACTCGTAAACTTATTGTACCATCAAGATCAATTGAAGGAAAAGTTGATGCTAAAACAAGCGTATCCGATGAGCCCGGTATATACAGTCCTAATTGGGTTATACCATTTTGAATTGTTGCTTTTGGAACTATAAATTCAAAAAGGATTTTATCAGGATAAATAATAATATTATTGGAATCTATACTTCCAGTTAAAACTGGATCAATATCAAATACTGAATCTTCCACACTATCAGTACCATTTCCCAACATCCAAACATTAATCGATTTTATATAAGTTTCAGTTGATTCGTCGAAATTAACTACTGTATCAAAATTCCAAGCTTCGGCATCAGTCATATCAAAATATTTAGTAGTTATATTCCAATTTGACATTATCTTAGTTTTTATTTCGCCAGATACTTCTATTACATTTCCAAATTCATCCGTTTTTGGTTTTAACCCAATAAAGTAGTGCGGAACAGTGTGGACTGGTCTTGTTTCTTCGACCTTGCTTATTAAATTTCCAAGTTTATCTCCATTCCAAAGATAATTTGAAGAATCACCAGTATAAACCTTGTTCAATAAAACTTCAACACAAAAATGTGGACTCTTATAATAGGAGGAATCAAAACCTGAAGGATTTTCATTTTCTTCACCAACAAACCAGGATGTTATCATATAAAAATCAACATAATTATTTGTGTACATATCATAAATGTTAATTGTAAGTTGATTAATTAACGCTATAATTTGTATGGAATTATATGTTCCTTTTACTTTATACCAATCTATAGCACTAGTAAGAGTTTTTCTCATTTCATCTTCAGATGTACTATCCTCTGGAGGAAAATTAACACCAATAATTGAACCCAGATATCTTAAATATTCAATTGAACTAACAGTATTTGGACCAATTAATTTAACTATATCTCTAATTGATGTTAACCAAGATCCAACTTCCAATTCTGCAACATCTACAAAATCCATTAATATTTGAGAAGATCTAAATTTTTCTGGAATAAGTGGAAGAAAATTTAATGCCACAGACCCAATAACATTCATTTCACATTCTAAAGTAAATACACCTTCATCTTCTCCAGTAACCCATGTATTACTAATTCCAGTAATAATTTCACCATCAGCCTCAAATGGGCTTTCTGTTCGCTCTAAACTTTCATCAAAGTGTAAACCTTCGTCATAGTGCCAGGTCATTTGTTAAGTCCTGTCAATATTAAATTGGAGTTCAAATGGATTAATACTAATATATGGGTTTGGAACAACAGTTTTAACAATAGGAGTAGAATCAACGTATCCTCCAGCATTTGTTACTCTACATATATATGTCCCAGTAGTTATTGCATAATAATCATATGTAGAAATAGTAGCACTTGGAATAATATTATCATTTAAATACCATTGATAAGTTGGAGATGGTCCAGCGGTTGCAGTAACAGACAATGTAACTAGAGATCCAAGATAAACATTTGAACTACCGGTTTGAGCGGAAATCGTTGGAGTCAAAACAACAACGATATCAGCAGAAGTATCAGAACCAATAGCATTAGTAACTGTACATGTATACGTTCCATAATCTGAAGCAACAGTTATAGCTTTGGTATAAGTACTACTATCAGTACCAACTGGATTTCCATCTTGATACCATTGATAACTTAACGGTGCATCCCCCGTAGCAGTAACATACAATGATAATGTGTTTCCAACCGGAATTGTAGTATCGGTAGATTGATCACTAATAGTTGGTGCAGTACCAAAATCACCAGCAATTGCAGCAAGTGCCGATCCGGTATAATAACCATATTGATATACAAGATCGGTATCAAAAATGGAAACACTAACAGTAGATCCATCCTGATTTAATGAATTAGTTCCAACAACATATATATTAATTCCATCGGTAATTATTATTCTTCCATATTGATCAACTGTAGCCGATGTTCTATAAGAAGCTAAAATGGCCCCATCAGATTTATTAAGTTTCCATACTGTATAATATGGAGCAGAATCAATTGACTTATATCCAGTTACAAAAACCGAATTATCAAGAATCAATATAGAATATAAATAATTTGTACCTAACGAAGCAGTCCAAGTAGCAGCTAATGTATTGTCAGCATATCTAACAATAGATGGTTGTGTAGAATCAGACCATACCCATCCAACATGTTCATCAATATCATCTTCAACACATACTCCGAAAACTCGATCACTGACTCCAATGGAATTTTCGCTGGACTGTACAAGTGTTCCATCCAATTGTAATAGCTGTCGAACTATATTAATTGATCCGGAACTCGCATCAAATCCTGCAAGAACATCCCCATTTGAAAGAAAATCAACAGACCTACCACCATCAAGAGAAGCCGCTTGATACTTCCAGACCTGTATCCCATCATTATCAAATAAAAAGACAAAACCTTTTGGAGTTGAAGTATCATCACAAGCTACTGCCAGATATCCATTGGAATCAACAGCAATTTGCCATATTGCCGAAACATCCGAACTCAAATCCAATACTCCAAGGGTTGCCCATGTGGTATCTAAAGTAAGATCGGAGGAATTATAACATCTAATAATTCGATCATTTGTAGCTACGAACAAACGTTGAAGAGAAGAAGAAACACGTATAGAATTGACATTGGCTCCGGATAAGTCAGTAGTGTTTAAATTGTTTACACAACTCAAGGCTCTACCATTATCAATTAATTTCCACAAAGCAACAGTAGCTGTTGTTCCACCAACAAAAATTGATTTCTTGGTAACCGTGGTTGCCGTTACTGGACCTGTAGCTATTGCTGTTCCTGATGTATTTGTATCCATCAGTAATCCGCGAATGGTGGATAAATCATCAGGATCTAAAATCCGTAAAGAGAATTTCTTGTTATCATCTGCACCGGCTACATTACTAGCTACAAGGATCTCACCTGTTGGATAAACATCCAATCTTGATGCATCATCACCTAAATCAATTGAAGTTACAATACTTCCATCTACATCAGATAGCTTCCATACTGATTTACTTCCATACCGATTCCCACAAACAAACACACCGTCCGAAGTATACTTAATATCGGATATGGCTGTAGAATCTATAGTGTCCTGTTGCCAAGTAGCAGCACCACCCGCATAAGGATATTTTCTAATTGTGCTATTTGCACCTGCTCCGGTAGATCGTGCAAAATACACTGAAGTTGAAGCATTGGAACAGCACGCCCACACTTCGCGTAAAGTGGCATCTGCTAAAAGAAATGATGTTAAAGTTGATCCATTAACTCTGCTAGCCCTTCTACCATGAACAATCCCATTTGAAGACGATTGATGACCAAGTAGCAGATTTCCATCGGCATCAAATTCTACCGAATTTCCATGGAAATTTCCTAAAGAAACGCTCCAAACCAACGTCCCCGTAGCATCATATAGTGATGCCTCCTTAGTTGACGCGGTATTATGAGCTACCGCCAAATAACTACTCCCATCTACTGCAATTTCATTTACTGTAGCTCCAATAGCTATGAGTCCCGATGATGCCCAAGTAGTATCAAGAACCAAAACATCTCCGGAGATAATGTACTTTGCCACAGTAGAACCGTAAGAAACATATACAGCACCATCTGCAGAACCCACAGCGATAGAAGAGATCCTGGTTCCTATATCAACTGACCCCATAATAGTGATATCGGTCCCGTCATCCAAGAGCCAAAGCAATTCTGGTGTAAATGTATCTAAAGATGTACCTAAATAAATAAATCTAGACGACATTAATAAATCCTATTTAATTTTAACTTTAACAGTAAATGCTATTGATTCACCGGAAAGAACAGTCCTAGTAACTGGAAAGGCATAATTACAAACTAATATTCCAGTGGCAGCGGCAGACGTACAAAGGAATGCCCCCGACAACGGACCAATGTCCCCACCGGAAGATGTAAACGTTACCTCTCTGGAAATCCTACGCCAATTTCCAAGATCATCCTGTTCTATGGTTGGCCAACCAACAATAGAATGTTCCAAAGCCTGTCTTGCATATCCATTTCCACTGGGTTCACCTGGGATAGTTGATAATGTTAAAGTTCTGGAAAATGCACCATAATACAAACCAACAAAGAATGTAGTCTCAAGGAAGTAAGCCGAACTATCATTTATCAAAAACGAATCGACTACGGCTTTTTTCCCTTCGTCAGCAGCAGCGTTCGGACCTTTGAATGAATATTTTAATTTTCCATTTTTATCAATAAATTTAGCTTCCCAAATACTATTCCAAATGTTCTCTATCATTTTTAACTCTCCATCTCAATATTTTCAACATCCACATCGTACAACTTTGCAATCTGCTTAAAAGTGGGTTCAATGTTTCCATACTTGTTCTGTTGATAACGAATGCAAACAAATGACGCTACTGGAGATATATCTAAAAGAACAACACCAGTAGTATAGTTAACAGTACCATTTATTGTATATATACCAACGTTTGAAAACGTTCCAACCCCAGCCCCGCCATTTACATCTGTTGTGACATAAACATCATCAATAAACAGTCTGCACGATTCCGGTTTAATATCAATAGCTTCTAGTGCTTCACCCCAATCAAAAAATGAATCATAAGTATCAATTAAGTCCTTCCTAATTTCAAGTGTCATTGTTGCATATGAAACGCTAGCCAAGTCATGAATGGCACTTAAAACTTCACTGTATTTAATTATAGTACCAAGTTTGGTTGTGTCTCCAAGAATAAATTCATCTGCAACTACGTTATCAATATCAGATTGTGCCTGTGATAATGAATATCCAGTTGAAACAACAACCCTTAAAGTTGGAATAACATTTAAAAATATCGGAGTAACAAATTCATATTTAACCGTCAACATTGACTTATTATATATATATTCGGATAAAACAGTTTTAAAATTGGTATCAGGAAGTTCCCATTCCTGAAGTATTATACTCATTTTTACTTTGTTTAACATTTCATAATCGGCATCAACTCCATCAGCTTCAGCTTCTTCATTTTCCCCCCAAACATTTACGTTTGCCACACCTGAATAATTCTCTAAAATTGAAATAAAGTCAGTCTTACTTACTGCTCTATCACCAGTAGCGAAAACCCTTGGAGCTTCATATCTTATCTCTTCTATATCCTCTTCAACATCTCCACCAAGAAAAGATCCATTATTATTTACCGTTATATTTGTAACAGCAGTACCATCTTCATCATAAATTGTGTCATTAAGTGTAGTTATCTTTCCAGTATAAGTAACATTTCCATCCAGACCATCAGTTCTTACATATGTTATTGCAACAGTAGATCCATTTGGTGGAACCTTCCCATTGACACCATCACCAAATATGATACTAACGGTGCTCTCCATATTATTAACTATTTTATAATGAGTATCTTCAGTATCACTATTTATAAACGATGAAACTAATGTCCATTCAACACCATCAACCACAACCCTTAAAGTTGGATTGGTTGTATCAGCAGAATTTTCAACTAGTATATCATTAATCAAATATTCTTGATTTGTAGTGCCATTAGCAGAAGTGTTAATCGTAATTAAAGATCCCTGAATTGAATTTATTGATACAGCAGTCTGACCTTTTTCTATTGCAGCAGATTCATTGGTTAGGAATTTATATCCATCAACTGATTCACATTCGGTATATTTTGGAATGTAAACATTTTTTGAATTTGCAATGCTAATAGTAAAGGTTAAAACACCAACAGAAGAAGATTTTCTCTTTGGAACATAATTAAGCAAACTAACTAAATTAACAACACTAGATCTATTCTTAGCTAAGGAAAGATATGATTCTTGTGCTCTTCGTTCAGTGTAGTATAATCCTTGTTCCAAAATGTATGCTAATAATTCTATCAGCATTTGACCAGTGCTGCTTCTGTATATATCCTTCCATGCATCCTTATTCTTAAGTCTATCCTGAAGGACCGTTACCATATCATCAAAATTATAATTCACATAATTTAATGTCATATTATCCACCCATAATAGGAAACTCGAATTTGAGAATTTCTTCAAATCCTCTTATTCTGAATTTAATACCAAAAAATACCGAATTTTGATCCGGATATTTGTAAAAACTTATTTCTATAATTTCAGGTCTATCATCGTTTGCTTCTATAACTCTCTTAATATCAGAAGAAGCCATATCCAACTCATCACTTGACATGCTTTCAAACATTATACTATCCATCCCAAAGCCAAATTGGGGATACATAACCCTTTCTCCAAAATGTGTTCTTAGAATGTTATCAATAGATGTCATAACGGACTGAACATTGGTGTTTAATTTAAGCTTTCCAAGAGAATCAGAAATTAAACGATGATCCAAATCAGACCAGATCTCCCCAATAGAAATTTCCATTATTTAACTCCATAAATACGCTATGTCTACAAAATAAAAAAATTTTACTAATGTTATGCATTATTAATTAAGTAATTGACATTACCACACCATTAAGCACAACAACAGTTTTATCATCTTTACTTTGAAAAGTTCCAGAAGATCCACCAACATTATTAACAACACCATTCAAAGTAACCAAAGCCCCCGTTAATGTTACATTATTACCAGTTATATTTATATTATTACCAGTTATATTTATATATGCACCTGAAGATGTTTGTATTCTGATAGTCCCATCTATATCATCAACATATATAAGATTTCCCGATTTAGTTTTAAATCCACGTCTATTTGGATAATTAGTATCCCCTATTGTTGGATGACCATATAATCCATTGGGAGCCTCGGCAAAATATACAGGCTGATAAACATCTCCTGCCTCAAAAAAAACAAAAACATACGAGCCTATTTCAGGAACGGCAAACCACCCATATCCGGAACCGGAACCGGAAAAAATTGGTAAACCCGGTTTAGCCCACATTAATTGATCCGTGTCAACACCATCAAAAAGTCCAAAAACATTTAATTTAATTCTACCCCATTTATTTGGATCATTATTATCTACAACTTGACCTCTATAAATTCCATTAAGCTTTAAATTGTCTGACTTAATATCCATTATTTTCGCTTCCTATTTGTAGCCTCAATTAATGAATTATCAATGGAAGTATCCACACCTGTTCTAGTAACAAGAACATTGGAAACAAACGAAGTGGTAAACATATGCACTACACGTTTCACCAACCAATAACCTTCATGCTGATATACATACACATCCCCACGTCTTAAAGATTCAGCAAAAACAATTTTAATAATATCTCCAGGAACCAAATTTTCTAAACCCCAAGTGGTAAACCACATATTTACAAGATTTGTTATTCTATCATAATAACTGTTTCTTACTTTACCATCAAAATCCGAAGTGAAATCATTGCTTGAGCCAAATTTTATATATGGTGAATTTTTGGTATCATCATCCTTATCAATTAAGATTAACTCAGTTAAAGATGGACATTCAGTAACATCAATAGTTTTTTCTACATAAGTTCCGGTATCATAATCAAAATAACTATAAATTTGATTTTTAGAACCAAATTCACTAAGTAAACTTGAATTATCGTGTATTTTATAATCAACTATAGGATAATAATCTTCATAAGCTCCTTGACCAACAAGAAATTTATATTGAATTGAATCGGTAAAAATTTCATCTATACTTCTAAATACAAACAATTGAACACCTTTCTTATTAGTAATAAAGCAATAATATCCTGCTTCTCCATTCTTTCCTATAACGTTAGACTGAAGATATCTAAGTAATTTGGCATTGGTCCATTGAGGCTGAACTAAATTCTTCTTATAAGATAAAGAATCCCCAATATTAACATTGGAAATACCAATTTCTTCAGCAATTTCAGTCAAAGTTTCCTTTATTGTTCCACTAAAACCACGACTTATTGAATATGAAAATAATTTACTTACATCCAAAATTCCTGAGATTTCATAAATTCCATCAGCAGTTGGAGTTCTCCTAAGAACCCTGAAATTAAATAAATTTAAATCATTAGAAAAAATTGTCTTTCCAATTTCAATATTCACTGTATTTAAACTTTTATCATATGGAATAATATTAGTTAAATAATTACCAGTATCCTGAATAGCAATTCTAAACGTTGGAAGAAAAGAGTTAATGTCCTGAGTTATAGAAACTTCTCGTATCATTCCAGGTTGAATAGGTACTATCTGGTCACCAAAATTAATTCGTAAATAGAAGTTACCAACCACCTCAAGTATGAGACTCATTATATGCCTTCTATAGCAAAGTTTCTTAAATATTCTTTTGTTATCGGCTTTTCAAAACTACACTTTGTACATATTTTTGTCTTAACTTCTAACACCTTAACTCCTTCTAGCTCTGAATTTTTTGGTAAAGTCATAAACGTCCAGAACACTTGGTATTTTTAGTAACATTCCAGGAATAATATCAGTAAGAGGATTTTCAATATTATTTACTATCATAATAATCCAGAAAAAAAATACATTACCATACATCTTATGGCTTATAAGATCCGGCCTCATTACGTCTTCATCCCTTATTCTATAATATTTTACTGGATAATTTGTTTTAAATTCGGAAATACTATTCCATAAGAAGTCAAGTTCCTGAACTCCATCTACTGTCAATTTATTGTAATAATCAGTTCTTTTCATGTTATGCCTTTTCCGACAAATTCGTCTTATTATAAGATTGTGCTAAATCTTCTACAGTGCTTATTTCATACGTCTCAAAAGTAAGACTAACATTAGCAGCTATTGGATCACAATTCTTATCGAATTTATTATGGAATTCAACAATGGGAACCTTTAATATAACGTTATAAAAAGTAAGAAATCTTCCTATGTTAATAACAATAAGATCCCCCCCACGAAGACTTTTAATAATTTCATTTTCCCTTCTCTTTTTAGATTCAGGACTAGCTATATTCAAAACTCCTTCCCATGTAAAAGGAGAAGGACCAGGAGGAGCCAAAAATGGAAGAGCTTGTTTCACATCGGACCATGTGCGAAGTTCCTCCGCAGCAGCCCCCTGGCTAGGAAGTGCTAAAGATTGTAAAACATTACACGGTTGAACAACATTTCTATATGTATTATTAACAGATTCAAATTTTAGGTTCATAGTAATTTCTATTGGCGTTGTTCCCTTCCACTTTCTACGTTGAGTAGCCTTAGTAACGAGGGATCTGGCTCCACCGGAAGCTGCTTGGACCAATGAATCAGCGATATCGGATATTGAAGTTGGGATATACGGTTCCCAAAAAGATTCAGCCTTCATTGTTATGTTATCCTGAAGGACACCAATAACAATCATACGCTGTCTATAATCTTTAATTCTTACAAGATATGCAGGACTAATTTTATTTCCATCTTGAGAAAATCCACAGGTACTAAACTTATATGAACCAACAGATGAATTCTTTATATCCGTTGATTTAGACCTTGATTCAAATGATGTAACATTTAGAAACTCCGGATTCCCTTTTGAGTCATCGTTTAATGTTTTAGTAACATAATCATTAAACATATTTTAATCTCCAACGCGTAATCCATCAACACCATTAAGTCCTCTTAATAAAGCATCACTAGAATCATTTGGATCTCTTATTCTTCCAGCATCAATAGTTGACCTATTACTTCCTGATCTCCTTTGCCAATCTTCCAAATTTTTATTTAATTTTTTAACTTCAGTAACAACTTCCTTAGTATGATCTTCATTTTTATGAATCTTGGACAAATCGATAATCCTTATGTCTTTCTTAAGATCTTCATTCCTTCTGGTACTTGGAACCATAGTACCAGTTTTCTTACTACTCAATCTAACCTCTCTTTCAGCCCTATTCCTCATTAATTCATCAACTGATTGTGTTGCAGGAACATCAATGACCTGTTTCCTAGAAAGACCTTTTTCAAATTCAGATACTTGTTCATAAAACGGTTTCTCTCTTCTCAATGGATTAAATATCTTACCAGCACCGGTTAATTTCATGAAAGGAAGGCTTTCCAATGACCTTAACCACCACGGTCTTGCATGAACCTTATCAAGCAAAGTTCTTTGCCTTGCGGATGCTAGGTCAAGTGCAACTTGCCTCGGTGTCTTACCAACTTTTTCTCCATATGCCTCTATTCCACCAACTTCTTTAATCTTATTTATCTTTTGTTTGGTAGCAGCAATTAACTGGTCAGCAGCTTTGTTTTCAAGTTGTTTTGATTTTTCAAGATCACTAAATGCATTTTTCAGTTTAATAAGCTGATCTACAGTAAGACCTATGGAAGCAGCTAACGCAGCTAATTGTCCAGCCTTTCCAAGGAGTCCAAAAAGATTAGACCCAATCCCACCAACACCTCCTGCGTGCTCCCCCTTCACGGCCTTGAGAAGTTCACGAGTCCATTTAGCCCTATATGCATCCTTATTAAAAAACTGAAATAATCCACATTTAACGGTTAATTTCTCATGAGCAAATCCTACCTCCTGGGCATTCAGGAATGGCCTTTTCTTGCCCTCCGTTGGCATCAAACCAACACCATGGTCCCTTCGCTTTGGTTTGATTCTGAAGTATGGAAAAACAGACGAAGTAGCCTTCTTACGCCTTTTGGACTGATCCATTGCGTGTCCAAGAATGTCTGGTTTGGACAACATTTCTCTACCTGAAGAACGTTCTTTCATTGACGAAAGAAGTTTTTCTTCCTTCTTCTTTTTACCACGCATTCTTGAGTATTTTAAAACATCCTTAAGACCTTTGAAAACATCCTCCATCATAAAACCAAAAGGCCCAAAAAGACTGGTAGTAATAGATTGGGATATATCTAAAGCCTTTTCTTCAGCATATCTAGTGGCTTTCTTAGCAACAAATCTAGAGACACCAATACCACCTTTTGCCTTTTCCACAATCTTCTTGGCTATTGACTTAGATATTGTAAGATCATCAATTGAAATTCCAATTTCTCCTTCAATACGTTTGAGACGTTTTCTAAAGGATATTGTTTTTGACGCCGAATTAATTAACAACTTCTTATATTCATTTATTAATTCTATGTTTGATATTATAAGTTTTTCATCATCTTTAGAAACAATCCCCAATTTTATTATTCTATCAATGATTAATATTGTTGCTAAAACAAGATCAGAAGCTTTTTGACTTTCCTTCTTTATTTCTCCTTTTTTGTATTCAAAAATTAATTTATTAAATAAAGATAAATAATCCCTTTCTAATTTGTGTGACATAGCTTCCAGAAACTTTATTGAATTCTTGTCAACACCAATATCTTTAATAAATAACTTTTTTGTTTTATGACCAGGATAATCCATTAAATTATATTCCTTTATTTTAAATAACTTCTTTTAACAGTTTTCATTAATTTTTCACATGGA